TACCATGTTCTGAATTATCAACAATGGCAATTCCAGAAACCCATCCCCAATCAGTTAAAGCTGTATTGAAAACGATTTCGTTTTTATTTTTAATGAAACCATTTCCCTCATATTCTGTGTATCCACCGGTTGTCTGAGATCCACTAGTGTAAGTTTCTAATGGTGAATAAAAGTTTACACCGGGAAAAGTATTTGAAAAAGTAACAGTTATTGCAACCTCAGAAGGAGAAGCTGCTGCACCAGAAGCCTCTAAGAGATAAAGTGGATAAAAATAACCACTGTGATCAACTTCTTCGCTGTAAACTTGATAAACGGTTAAATCATCAGTACCAACGGATTGCCATGTAGCATCGCCGCTATTTTCTGGATCGCCAAGTTCAACCCTTGAATAATTAGTACTAACAAAATTAACACCCTGTAAAACTCCAGAAGGAATCTCTGGAATTGTTTCTCCAGTGTCCGAATCTTTTGGAACATCTGAAGTTAAAGCTATTGCAATATTAGCTGGTCTACTAAAAGCCGTATTCCTAAATAAATGACTAAGAAGACCAGACTCTAAATAATCTGATAAAGCGGCCATGTTTTTCTCCTAATAGAGTCCTGAATGTATACATCTACTGTATTATACACAAAAAAAGCCGCCCCCAACTAAATGAGAGCGGCTTAATCTGTTTAACCGTCTAGATTAGAATGAGCCAAGAATGACTCTTCTGTTATCTAGAACACCAAATCCTAGCTCTGCAAAGCCATAGTAGCCAGCACGTTGCTGACGGTGGAGAGTTGGGTCTTCAAAGACCTGAAGCTGCTCCTTAACTGGCATTACGAAACTGTCATTTGTGGACTGATCAAGACCAACTACAAGCTCAAGATCAGCGGTCTGTACGCTACCTGAAAGCTCGTTGGTAAAGAAGTCCTGGTATTCCTGGCCTTCGCCTAGTTCATCAAGGTCATGAAGACTTACGCCAAAGATACGGGTGATTGGAGCACCGTTTTCTGGGGCGGTATAGATCTCACGACGAGTTACTTCGTCAACTTGATCAAGACCCCAATTGCGGATATCCTCAAGAGCTTCTGGTGAAACGTAGAGGTCTGTTAGACGACCACGGCCAACTGAAGCACTGTTACCACCTGAATTACGACGCATTACAGTCTGCATGAGAGAAACTAGTCTCTTGCTAAAGAGGCCAGCAGTAGCATCACCGTCAAAAACGAGGATGTTACGATCAACGCCAGCAGCTAGAAGTGTGTGCCAGCCGTCATCATTCATCTTCTTTGTAAAGCCAGCTTCCATGACTTGCATAGCGCGACCAACGATATCCCATCTTGCTTCGCGGGCATAGCGAAGAAGATAGTCTACAGATGATGCAACACTATAAGTTGGAATCATGACATAATCGCCTTCAACTGAACGCTCTGGAACTCTACCGTGACCGGGATTTGTGTAAGCAACATGCTCACCTTCAAGGCCGGGGGAAATAAGATCAAGAGGATATTCAGTTGTTGCACCGGGCTCAACATTGATGGTTTCAAAAATGTTACCAAGAATGTTGCCAACTAGAACGCCCTTACGAAGAGGTAGTTCTAGAGCTTTTGCAAACTCACGCTGTGCGGCCTGAGCTACATTGATATCGGCATCCCCTGACTTGCGTAGAAGAGCGATAAATTCATCACTAGGTCTAGTATTTAATGGCATGTTTAATTCTCCTTTAATTATTCTTTCGTTCAGGGGAGGTTAACTTCTACTTTTGCATAGCCGTCTTCATCTTTTGATGTTAGGAATCGGCCTACGGCTAAAACGCCAGAGCTTCCTGGTGAATCACCACGGAAATTGCCAGCGTTTACATGACAAGCATAAGCTACATCACCAGCACTTGGTGTGCCAGTAATGTTGTTTGTTACAACATACCCCTTACGGAGAACTGTAACCTTGCCACCCTTCTGCACCTCATCCTTATGCTGGTTAAGATGTGTACGGGTAAGATCTTTGTTTACAACATCATTAAGAAGAACACCAACTGGTACAGTTGCTGATGTTGCAGCAGCATACTTAACAAGGTTAACACCCTGGTCCATAGCTGCACCTGAACCAGCGGTATCATGAACAACTACACCACCGCGAGTAGCAGTGCCTTCGTTGTAAAAGAAGCTGATGTCAGTCTGAAATTCAAATCTATCTGATTTTAGAGCCATAATTATATCTCCTTTTTATCACTTACTAAGTACGTTGTTTTCTAGCCACTGGGCTACGCTAGCTCTTGTAACTTCTAGCTCATCTGTGTCATCAGAGGCATCTACTAGAGTTGCTTCGGTTGACTTAACGCCATCAAAAAGTTCTTCTGACACTTCTTCTTCAGCCTGTGAATCTTCAACTGAATCAGTAGCATCTTCTTCTGCATACTTTTTGTCCATCTTTCCCTTTTCTTCCATCTTTTTTTCATCCTTGTGCTCTTTAGCCATCTTCTTTTTATACATGGCTACGATGGAAGCAAAAGCTTCATCCTCAACAGCGTCATAAAGTGCTAGTGATTCTTCTGCTTCAACTGGCTCAAAACCAGCTTCTACAAGACTAGCCTTACGCATATTGTCTCGCTGCATCTTCTTCATTTTTTTCATTTCTTCTTCTTTTTTTGTCATCTCTGCATCCTTTGCAGCGATTGATTCTTCAAGACTCTTAACAGTGCTTTCCACTGCCTCAAGCTTGCTTTGAAGATCTGAAAGTTCTTCAGACTTAGCTGCCACAATACCTTTAAGATCGGTAATTGTATCAGCATACTCTTTATCTTTAGCAGCTTCAATCTGGGCGCGAATGGCCTTGTTTTCTTCTTTAGCAGATGCTAGCTCGTCGCGAACGTCAGCAAGCTGCTTCTCTAAAACATTGTTATCAGACATATTAATATCTCCTTGTGAAACATTTTCATTAACTTGAGAATCGTTTGTTGAGAAAGCTTTGCTAGCATCAAGGATAACACTTCTGGGATTAGCTGGCTTAGAAACTAAACCCTTCCCAGAAAAAGAGATGTCCCTTAATGATCTACCAATTTTATAGCCTTCGTACTCTCCTGTACCACCATAAGCCCGCAAGTGCTTAGTTAAAAAAGAAGATTCTTCTGTTCTAGCCACCACCTTGGCTTGCCCATTACTATCCAAAACTGAATAATCAAATCCAGAAAATAGACATTCCATAGAAACGAACCATTTACCTTCTTCAATTTCAGCAATGATTGTATTCATGCGTTGGCGATTTTCAGGGTTTGTCCAACTATTGTATAGCACGGCTTCTGTAATGATATCAAAATCTTTGGGCATTTCTGAATAATCTAGTAAACGATTTCCATCTCTGTCTACAACATAAGATCCAGTGATATGCCCAATAATATCATTTTCATTATGCATGAAGTTAAATTGTTTATCTTCTGGGGTTGATCTAGCAGCCCAGGTTTGTTCTGGTGAAAATACGTCATCATTTTTATTCCAACCAGTTGAAACCAAAACAGATTTAAGGTAATATAAATCAATTTGCTTTGGGTTAGCATTTTCAGCCTTAATTTTATTTAACAAATTTTCTAAAGCTGAATTTGTAGGGTGTTGTTTTGAAATAATGATAGGGGCGCAGTAGGCAACGGCACACTGTGCCTGCACAAGATCGGAAACGCCGTCTGTTATTTCATTGTTAAAAACTTTCATATTTTCCCTTTCAAAGACATTATACACAAAAAAAATCCGCAATTGTTATTAAGACATTTTTTGCTCTATATAACGACCGATAATCATTCTGTGATAATCATCAATGCTTGAATTATCAAGATTTACATTAGAATCTTTAATGTAGTCGGAAAAGGTTTTAGGGGTTTTCTTATTCTCTTTTAAGATTGCGATAACTTTGTCTTTAGAAACTTCTTCCATTACTACTAAGTTAGTAAATACATCTAATTTTAGCGTTTCCAGATCTTTGAATTCGGACTTAGTTAATTGTCTTAGGTTATTTTTGCCAGTAGATTGCACGAATGCTTTATTAACAATGTGCGAAACTTCTGACCACGATTTGTTAGCCCATGAAAATAATTCAGCAACTCCAGGTTTTGACCTTGGCTGTTCAACTCTCTGTTTTCTTGGGCCTTCATCCTGTTTAAGTGGTGGGCGACCATTATCGTTTTGTTGTTTTTGCTGCTTGTCCCTAAGCTTCATATTAATATCACCCTGTTTTTGTATTTTTTCAATATCCTTCTTATGATTGGCATTGTGGAATGGTCCAGCCTTATCTGGATAAGCGTCGTTATCCCTATCTTTAACTTCTCTTTTAAGTCTAATTTTTTCAATCTGTGGTATTTCTTTAAATCTTTCAATAAGAGTTTCGTGACTGATAATATCTCGGTCAGCGAGTTGGATAAGAAGATTCTTTTCGGCGGCTTCATCTGATAGAGTCATTTGATCAAAGTGAATATGAGCCTTGTATCTAAAACCCATAGACCTTCTTACTATTTCAATTTCCTTTTCCCAGAAACGAATAAGTTGATCACGACCGTATTGCAATCTTTCAACGAGAGTTTTTAGCGATATAAAGTTATTAGTAAAACCGCCGCCATTTGTAGCCATACCAGTAAGAGTGGGTGGAACACCAAGTCCAGCGTAAATACTATTAAGGACTGATGTATACTTTTCAGAACCTAAGAACTTGTAAACTTCACTACTTGATTCTTTGAATGATAATTCTGGACCCCAAACAAGTTCCATCGTTCCTCCACCGACATTGCTAGCAAGAATATCACGAAGTTTATTGATAGCGGCCTTATTTGGCAGAATCTTGTGTTCTAGATCACCAAGTGTCCACAATCTAATATTTGAAATAGCACCGTCTAAAGCTGACATGTCTGCAAGTCTCATTTTTTCAAGCATTACAATGTCGTCTAGAATAGCATAAATCATGGGATTGGCCCATTGTCGCCAATCATCTTTCTTGTAGTAGAAAACACCCAACCTTTCTGGCTCAAGTGGGATGTCCTTTTGTCCATTCTTTAACGCCCTCTTTACAGCGGGCGGAAGAGTTTCTATAACGTGACTAGGAATATCACCGCTTGTAAACTTGTCAAAAAATGAATTCGTAGTAATTGTGTAGTTCTGTAAACCCATAAACAGTGAAAGGTTTCCATCCTTCATCTTTACCGTTAAAGGGTTAAAAAAATTATATCTCCAGGGAATTTGATTTTGTGTCAGGTTTGGCAC